TACCCAGATTGCCCCATTCTGGGTAAAGTGAACGGGCTCCTTGCCAACGCGCTTACCGGAAATTTCCCGCTGTTTGCGGCGGAGGGCCAAACAGGGTGACAGGGCAGCTCTGTGTAGAAAACTCGGCGCTCTCTGGCTGTATCACATTACAACAAAAGCGATTCCGCCTTAGCGTGCATTTTTACATGATTTTGCCCGCTACCCTAGTCGGCCTCGGGCGCATCGAGCGCCGTCAGCTTGCCGCTCTGGCGCAAGTCGTAGGAGGTAAAGCGGCCCTTGCTGATAAAGAGCTGCACGCCACCGTCTTCTTGCCGCTCACACTGCTGCGCCAACTTCTCGAGCAGGGCTGTCGAGAGACCGTGCTTTTGCAAGATGCCGAGCAACGTAATCGCCGAGCGTACAGGCGTCTCACTCATGCGCTCGCGGCTCCAATCTGCACCGTGACAGTACAGCGACAGTGCGGGTGTGCGGTCGGGTAGAGGATGGGACCGAGCGGGGTCTGAAAGGGCTGCTCCGGCCCGACACCGTCAGGATTCATCTCGGGAATCTGCGCACAGATGGGGCAGGCGTCATCGGCGGGCAGCCAGAAGCGGCGAATCTCCTCGGGATCGACCAGGCCGTAGTCAATCGCTTGCTGCATGGCGGCGTGCGCCCCACGTGCGCTGGCATCGATGGTCTCGGTGCGGGCAATGTTCTGGGCGCGGAGGTTGAGCGCTTTGTCGCGAGCTTGCTGCGTGATCACCGCTATATCACGCTCCGAGTGTCCCTCAGCGCTGAGCTGCTCCTCAAGACCCTCAATGCGTGACTCCTGACGCGGCGTGAGACCGATTGCGCCCCGTAAGCGCTGCGCCAGCTCTTCTATGCCCTGCCCTTCACTCCAGCCGCGTTGCAGGATGGTGCGCACCGTCTCTAGCGTCGTGTCCGAGATGTTTGTGATCTGGGTGCCAACGTACTGCATGAGGTCATGCTCTATGCGCTGTGTGCGGCGCAGTGGAAAGCTCTGACCGACGAGCTGCTCGGTGTCAGGGTGGGCAGTTTCGGCTGCACGATAGAGCACGTCACGCACCAGCACGGGCAAGAGGTTCCGCGCTTCTTGTTCACCGTAGGTACGCCATGTATCGCGCATGAGGGTGTCTGCGGGCAGCATGTTGCTGCTCTGCAGTGCGTCTACCATGTCTGACTGCTTCACCTGTGCCCTGACGTCCAGAAAAAGCCCGTGCCAGAGTGTGGTGAAGTCGCCCTGGGCGCTCTCAGCCACAGAGCGCAGCCTGGTGCTGAGGGGCAGACGGCGGCGGGCATGCACGTGCAAGGGGCTGCTGGGTTCGACATAGACGAGCTGGGTGCGCAGCGGCATAGCTATAACTCGTCCGGATCAGGCTCGAGCCTGACTGTCGTGAGGGCTTTGCTGGCGTCCAGGCCGAGATAGGTGGACACAAAGACCTCAGGCGCCACTACCGTCGCCGCGGCGCCCGGCGCGTAGCTGTTCAGTGCTGCAGCCACTTTCTGCGCCACGTCGGCTTGCTGCGGCTCGGACAGCGCAAAGAGATTGGCCCACTTCACAACGTAGGTCGGCGGCGTCGGTAACGCCTTGTACGTGATGAACCAGTCAGCCAGGGGCCGGAGCTGCTCCGGCTCCGCCTTTTGCTGCTGACGTTGCGAAATGCGCTGCAGCCAGTTCTCCTCATCTTTCTCCGACGCGAGCTGGCCGCGCTCCGAGCCCGTCAGGATGCGCTTGGGCAGACCCGTACAGGCGGCGATGAGGTCAATTAAGACCTCAAAGTGCTCTTTCGGGGACTGCGCCGCGCCGTTGAGGGCCGTCACGTCCATGCCCTGCACACGCACGAACGAGCGCAGCTCGTGAATAAACTCGTCAATCTCGTCACTGAGTCCCTGTTCGTCGTCAGGATCAACCTCGCCGTCGTCACGCATGCTGAAAATCAGGCGTCGTTTGGCGTCTTGCCAGAAGCCCTCCGCACCACCCCCGACCACCTTGAGCAAATCGTCCAAGCGATCATAGATGGGCTCTAAGCGCGGGATACCATAGATCTCATCGTCTAACTGATCGTCCGCAAAGTGCAGGACACGGCTGGCGTGCACGAGCGCGGTGCCTACGGGGAGCTGGGCTTGTCTGGCGTCAGAGGCACGGCCCAGATTGATGCGGTAGTGGGAGGGCTTGCCGAACTGCTCTGAGCCGGGATTGCCCTCTAAGCGGTCAATTTTCGCCCACTCTTCCGAGTAGGGCACGAGATAGAGCACGTCGTCAGGACTGCGCACCGGGCGGGCCGGCTGATCCAGTGCGGGCTGATGGCGCAAGCCGATGAGGAGCACGCTGTACTGACCGAGTTGCGCCAGCTTGTCCGCCTGCTGCAGCTTGGCAAAGATGCGCAAGCGCTTCGCCAAGGCTTCCCACGCCGTCTCAAATGCGGTCTTGTCGTGCGGCTCTAAGCTCTCTAACAGTTCAGGCGGCTGGCTCCAGGTGGCTTCGGGATAGGCCGACACGATGCGATGGGAGATGTCTTGGCGGATATAGCGAATCTTAAAGTCTTCATACTGCAAGTCGTCTTTGTAGCCTAAGATCATGTGCGTGCGTCTGACGCCGTCAAACATGTTGCCCAGCCGCTGCGCCATGGCCGCGCGGGAGATTTGCGCGAACGCGCGCAAGGCGTGACGCGTCAGCAGGGTAGCGCGCTGCGCTTGATTGGACGGAACAGTGTGGCCGTTGCTCTCACTCATAGCGGGAGGTCCTCTTTGCGCGGCTTGGTCAGTGCAAGATGCACGAGCGCCCTCACGGGCATAATGGCATAGGTGTACATATAGCTCACGTGCGCCCCCACGCTCTGACACGCTTGCGTTGCTCTCCGAGCATCAGTTCAGTCAAGCCCCACACCAGCGCATCCATACGGTTCGGAGAGGGGGCACCCGGTACGGGTGTCCAGTTGCACATCTCATCCTCAAGCGCCGTAAACGTGCCAACGTGGTGCACTTCGGGCTGGTGCTTGTCAGTCACAGCATACAGCACTGAGACGGGCTCGGCACGGGCGTACTTGCCGTGTGACGCCCACACCGTCTTGACCTTGACCTTCTTGTCGATGTGCCGAATAGTACTCTCGACCATCTCGCCGCCATGGTTCTTTTCCGGCACAATGCAATCGGCCTTGTACTTATAGTACCCTGCAATCGACGCTTCAGCCCATGCTTCCGGCGCACCCGTGGTGCTGATGTCTTCCAGCACGTAGCCGTGGCCGTCCTCACCGAGCCCCGCGACGATGACGCCGGCGTTGTGGCCCGGGTCAATCGCCACCACGATGCGAGTAAGCTCGGGCACTTCACGCACACGGCCCTGTTCGATGTCGGCAAGCTTCCACAGGGCGCCTGGTGTCTCTTCCAAATCTTGCGCCAGAATCTCTTGGCGGTAGGCGAGCGACGTCATGTCCTCGGTGATCTCGTCTAAGGCTTCACGGGAGAGATACGGATTGTCATGCGAGGTGAACGTGTAGCACTGCCAGCGGCCGCTCGTATCCTGGCTGCGCTCTTTGAACATTTTGGACGCATGGCGCGGATCATGCGCCTTGCTCTTGCCAGCGGTGCGAAAGGACGGCGGCGTGTAGCCGAAGACCGCGTCGCCATTCGTGTCTAACATCATCGGGGCCCCGACGACACCCCACGCATCCTCATTCATGAGCTGGAACTCGTCAAGAATGAGCAGATCCGCGAAATCACCGCGCAACGTGTCTGCATCCCACGCCGTCTTGGCCTTGATGCGGTTTTCCGTGTCGGGGATTTCCAAGATATGGCGCGTCTCATTTTTGCGGACGGCGCCGTAGGCAATGCCCGGAGCGAGGGCGCGCTTGCACTCAAACCAGAAGCGGTCAATCTGCTCTTGCGTGGGCACGGCGTAGAGCACCCGCCGACCCTCTAAGAACGCCTCGACGGCGATGGTAGCAAAGCCGATGGTCTTGCCACCACGCCGCCCCGCTCTGACCATCTTGCGCTTGATCGGATCATAGACAAACGCGGCCTGCTTGGGATGCGGCACGCGCATGAGCTGGCGCACAGGGGCGTGCCAGGGGGGCGGACCCTCCACGTGCTGCACCCGCGCCGTCCGCACGCGCATGGCACGGCGGCGCTGCGCTTCGGCAATGGTGGACAGCACAGGCATACTAGGCAACAGCTAAGCGGGGCACCGCGAGCACTGAGGCTGCAGACTCGCCGCGGCCGAGGCGGTCAAGCTGCTCATCGCTCAAGCTGTCCCAATCGTCAATGGGCACCACGGCGGGATCCATGACGTTCAGAATCTGACAGCGCAGCTTGATACACTCGCGAACGCCATCGAGAAATTTCGGATTACCGACTTGCGTCTCTTCGACCACCGTGACGCGACGGTACGGCACAGGCTGCGCTGGATTGTCTTCTGTGGCGCTCTCGTCAGCGTCAGGACGCGTCGGGGCGGCACGGGTAATGATTTCACGCGTGGTCTTGCGCTTGGGCTGCTGGGAGCGTTTCCAGCCCTCCCAATACTCCACTTCCAGCGTGTCAATGTGGGCCAGCTCCCGCGCTTTGGCGGCGTTGAAGTCCATGAGCGCTGACGTGACCCACTCTCTCCGCAGGGCCTTCAGGTCCTTACTGATGAGCGCCTGCGTGACACCAAGCTCGGCGGCGATTTGTGCTTGTAACTGGCCCTGAAAGTACAGCCGAGCGACGTGCTGTCGCCGCTGCGCCACTTCGGGCGATGGAGGATGAGTCGCCATATAACCCCTCTGATATAACCACAGCGCTGCACGTCACACAGGGCGCTCAGGCAGCATTGACGCGCCCGAACGCCGGTACCGGGTAGTGTTATACGGCGGGCTCGTGCACGCAGACACCACACGGGCAGTGCACACAGCCGAGGTCATGCAGCAACGTCGGGAAGTTCGCCACTTGCTGACAGAGCAGACAGTGCAAGCGCTCACTGTGCGCCAGCACGGCCTGATACGCCACCGGTTGCATGCGGCTCTCGTCGTCAACGGCCTTGTGCGGCGAGCCCACGGCGAGAAGAACATGCTCGGTAATCGCCCCCACGGCATGCGGGACGGCGCCGGGCACCAAGTACACCTGACCGGCTTCAGTCGGATGGATGGTGCCGCCGAGCGTGACAGTGCCCTTGCCCCCTAAGACGATCAGCAAGTGATCGCCCGGGTGGGTGTGCGGCACAAAGCCCTGACCCGCTCCGAGCCGGATGAGATCACAGCCGAGCTGGCCGTTACTCACCAGGGCTTGCCCGGTGGCAACACTGTGCGCCATCGTGACCGGTCGCTCGCGCAAGTCAACGCAGAGCTGTTGTTCCTTGTCGTCGCGCTCGTGTCCGACACCCCAGCGGGCGATGGGCAGGGTGCTGGACGCTGGACAGTCACTGTCCATGATTCCTCCTCGCAGTAAGACGCAGATCCTGAGCAGGCTGTAGCCGATCAAGAGCTGCAAGACGGCCTCTAGGCAGGCCCGGAGCAGTGCCTCAGTCAGCGACATGCTGACGCTCAGCCACCGCACGACAGAGCTTCAGGAACCCCTCCACGGGCGGTTCCCCGAGCACGGCCGCACACACCTGATACTCGTCTTCGGAGACAAAAAAGATGAACTTGCGCAGCGGCGCGGGTTTCAGCGCTTCTGGTGTGGGCAGGGCTTGTGCGACCTCGCGGGCGATGGCTTGCTTTTCGGGCTGGGTGAGGGCGGCTCCGCGCTCGGCCTCTCTCTGCTCAATGCGCTGCTGTGTCTGCGCCTGACGCTCCTCTTGCACGGCCTGCACCTGCAAGGCGTGCTGCTTGGCTTGCGTCTGCACGGCCTGCGAGCGCGCCTGCACGAGCGCCGCCTGATCATTCGCCGTGAGCTGCTCATCAGTCATGGTGGTGAGGGCCACGGGTTCCCATGCCGCACTGAGCGGCCGCGTGACGTCAATGTCACTGAGCGGATCAGTGTCTAAGAGGCGCTCAATCTCGTCGGGAAACATGCCGAGACGTACTTCGAGATCGCCGAAGTCCAGCCCCATCTGTTGCAAGTCCCGGGTGATCGATGCCATCGAGTCTACTTGATGTGCCCCGCGCGCCCGGTTGTGGCGAATGGTCGAGATCATCTTGTGGGCGTCATCGGTGAAGTCGACGCGCGTGATCGGCACGAGACCACCGGTGAGGTGGGCTAGCGTGATCGAGGCGACACCCGCCTGCTCAAGGTGCTGCACACGCGCCAACGCACGCTCCAGACGTCCCAGGATGGACGGAGAGATGACGTAGCCCTGTGCTGCACGTTCCTGCATCTTGGCAATGATCGCCTCAATGTCGCTGCTCTGAATTGTGCCGCCAGACGTAGTCCAGCGCTGCTCACCGTCCACAATCGTGCCGTCTACGAGCGTGACAATGGGCTGCGTCCAGCCATCCTCGAGGATCGACTGGCGCAGCAAAGCCCTGTCGTGGTCTGACATCCGATTTGGATTATAAAGATTGGGGCGTAAGGACTGACGTGGTACCCATTCAATTTTGAGCTGCTCAAGCTGCAGATCGTCTACGGGGTTCGCGAGCACTTCGGCGGGCTCAAGTACGGGCTGCGTCGTGCGCACCGTCTTCTTGCGGGCCCTGGTCGGCACGCTGGGCATAGTGACTCTCTCCTCTGCTACATGAGATCGCGAGAGCGACCTTCAATGTGATCATGCTTGCCAATCATCATGGCAAAGCGCTGCCAGGACATCGGCTGGTCGGACTTGCCATCGACCGTCCGCAAGGGGGTTTCGGGAAACGGCATGGAGTGAAAACGTGACCAGCGCTTGATAGTGCGCTCCAGCTCACGCTGAAACCACGTCTGCATTTTCTCATCTTGCATGGTGTCTAAGAGGTGCAGCGTCCACTCTTGCCACGTCCAGCCAGACGGCTTGCCAATGCCCTTGCGGTAGAGCTTCGTTTTCGAATAGCGCGCCATGGCGTCGAGCTCGGGCAGACGTTTAATGACCCGATCTCAGAAAGCGGGGTAGAGTTCGGGCCAGGCGTGCATCCGGGAGAGTGACGCGACGTTGCCGATCGGTGCGACGCGCTGATGCTCGCGGGCCAGCCCCAAGCGGTACATCTTGTCATAGTAGGCCGAGTAGCGCCACTGATTGAGCCGTACGATCTGCCAGAGGTCGGTAGTGTGCCAGTCATAAATGGGCTTGGCGTACATATAGCCCTGACGTTTTTGCACGTAGCCCCCGGTGGTGAGAATGCCGCGCAGTCTGTTAAAACTCTCCGCAGCTCTGACGCCGACCAGGTGGCAGTGCTCCTCGCGAGAGCCGAGACCCAGCAAGGCGGGCAGCTCGGAGAGACTCATACCGACCGTCCAGGACGCTTCAGGTGGGCGGGCGGGCGCGGGATAGTCTCTGACCCATGCTGCCTGCTCGGCAGGATCCCAGCACGTCCAGAAGCACCGCGCTTGCCCTTGCAGAGTGTGCTGCACGGGCGCACAGCACCAGTGCATGCGAATGTCTGTCCAGGACGCGACCTCCAGCACGTAAGCTTCGGTGTCGGGATCGACTGCCTCTTCATCCGAGAAGATGACGTCGAGGACCTGACGCCGGCGCCGTGCTTCGGCGAGGGCCATCTGCAGCACGGCCGTGGAATCCTTGCCACCACTAAAGCCCACAGTAATCACGGGATACGTGTCAAAGAGGTGCGCAATGCGTACTTGAGCGGCTTCATAGACGTTCATGCCGAGCGTCTGTCTGGTGTACTGAATGGACCTAGTCATGCTCCTGGGCTCCAAGGATGGCGTCAGTGTCACGGACGGCGAGATAGGCCGCCGCGGCGGGCAGGACTTTCGCAGCTTCGAGCACAATCGTCTGATCAATCTGCCACAGCTCGGACCAGACGTACTCTAGGGAGCTGTGGAAGCGGCGCTTGGCCCACGGTCCTGTACCGACCGCAAAGCCTCGAGGCCACGTGTAGCAGGGGGGCAGTGGACAGTCAAAGTAGTGCAGGGCCGCAAAAATCTGCTCGTGCGTCCAGAGCATGAGCGGGGAGTAGCGCGTCACGCCCTTGCTGGTGGTGTAGAGCCCACCGTTGCCGCAGTAGTTGCCCTCGATGCGCCGCCGACCGAGGGCGAGCACGTGCAGCCTGTGCTTGCGAAAGAACAGATCCTGGCCGGCATGCTGCACTTGATGAAACCAGCGTGCGGACATCGTCGAGTCACGCGGAAAGAGCATGTCAGGGTGGGCCCGCAGCCACGCGAGATCATGATACGTGTGTACGATGGTGAGATGCGGGGGCTGATGGGCGTGCACCCAGCGCACGAAGGCCGGGTATTCCAGATGGGTCAGCACGAGCACGCTGTCAGCGTAGCCCGCCAGCGCCATGACTTTCTCTAACACGAGCGAGTCTTTCCCACCTGACCACGCCACGCCGACCGTCTTGCCCTGACAGACGTGCTTAATCTGCGCAACTGTCTGCTCTATCAGCGCTTCGAGCTGTGCTGTCGGCACCAGCCGTAGTGCGTCCAGGTACGCCTGCAGCCACTGCGCTTGTGCGTGCACGTTTTGCTTTTTACCGAGCATCGCGGCGTCCCTCCTAGCCTTTATTATAGCGTGACTTCCATCCCTAAGAAAAATAAGGAAAAAGCCAAAAAAAGTCTCGAAGTCCTCTTTACTTAATAGTCCAATGGACTATATTATGGAGTATAATTAATGACGAACCAAACTAGAGTGGAAAGGAGCAGAGCATGGCAACCTTCACCATTGAAATTTACGACGCACCGAATCAGAACTGGAGAGCTTTTACGTACACCACCGCTCCTGAGAAGATGGACTTGTTCGATACGCGTCCAGAAGCTCCGGTGCTGATCGGCACGTTTGACGGGCGTCAGGTACGCTTAGTCAGCACGTCCAAAGCGGATCATATCTTTCAGCGTGAGCACTATCGGGGACAAGGGTATCTAGCGGTTGACGGTAAGCAATGGGCTGAAATGTTCGAGAACGCTCCTGAATTTCAGCCCCATCCGACGTACAGGCCTGTACGGCAGGCTGACGTGTCTCCCTACGCGTGTGGGGACTTGCAGGTAGATGAGACTCTCAACAGAAAGGGCAAAGCAATGGCACGTAAGCAGAACAAACAGACCGAGACTCCAGCTCCTGTGGCAGTGACCGAGACCAACCCGGCACCGACCATGAAGAAGCAAGCTGTCCAGAGCGGACGGCGTGCAGGCACGACTGTCACGATCACGCCTGCGGATACGACGCCCGCCCCGAGCAAAGCGCCTGCCCCGCGCAAGGCGCATCAAGCAGTGTCGGGCAAGGTGGTTGACGCTCCCGAGGTTCGTCCGATTCAGGAGTGCTCCAACTGCGGCAAGCGCTTCTACGGGCGGGATCGTGAGGGACGCTGCGGGGTGTGCTTTGATTATCGGAAGAAAAACGGCAAAGATCGCGTGCACAAGCACCCGACGCCCGAGATCATTGTCGGGGCCCCGACGCTGGGTCAAGGTCACGTGCACCCGCCCCGGCAGACGGTGCCGGTCGCGGCAGTGATCGTGGACAACACGCCCGCGCCTGAGACGACGCCCGCGCCCGCCCCGAAAAAGCGTGCTCGTCGGAGCGCAGTCGAGACAGCGGGTGAGACGCTGGTAGTCACGGAAGTGCAGGGTAATACGCTCGTGGTAGAGCCCGTGGCTGAGCCCGCTGTTGCGCGCAAGGCTGAGCTGGAGCTGATCACGGGCGGCAAGATGGAGATCACGATTAAGGCGCAGGACGATCTGACGACTGAGCAGGTGCAAGCGATTCGTCGGCGCTTCATCGGGGGTGAGAGCAAGGCAGCGTTGGGCCGTGAGTTCAAGCGCTCCCCTAAGACCATCTCTGACATCGTGACCTACAAGTCATACAAGAACGTCCCCAAAGAGTAATACCCGCCATAACTCCCTCAAAAAAATGGGGTTGCAGCCTTCTGCGACCCCATTTTGTTATTGACTCTCATAGTCCATAGGACTATAATCAGGTGCACAATTGAGCACGGCGTCAGGCACCCTGGAAAGTCTCTGACGCCGCACCAACCCTGTCCCCGTAGTGCGTAGAAAGGGTGTGCAATGCATAGCACAGAGACCGCCTATCATGCAACGTTTCCCCTGCCCGACGCCGGTGCTGACCTGCACGGCATTGTCTATGAGCGTCCACACGGGCTCTACTTTGTCCCCGATGACTGCGCTGATGGCTTTCTCGTGAAGCGCTGTCAGGTGCTCATGCACGGACAAGTGCAGATGGTGGCTGGGCTCTATCCTGGGCTCCCTGGCGGTGCAGCATGAGCGCTGCACCTACCCCCCGCCCCTACGTCGTCCCCATTTACAAGGTGAGCCTGGTGCGAGACGGTAGGCTCGCCACGGCTCAGCCCCAGCTTCGCTGCTCGGCGGACGCTGCGGAGCTGTTTCGCGCCTTCCTCGGCAATGTGGACCGCGAGCACTTCATGGTGGCCATGCTCGACCGCAAGCACCGGCTGATCGGCACCAACCTGGTGCACGTTGGCACGATTGACGGCGCGCTCGTCAACCCGCGAGACGTCTTCAAGCCGGCCCTGCTCTGCAATGCGGTGGCGATTGTGCTCTGTCACAACCACCCTTCGGGCGATTGTCAGCCCTCCCGCGAGGATCGCACCCTCACACAGCG